CGGATCGGTCATCGGCTGGTTTTGTGCGATTGCACCAAGGGCCGGCAGATAGCGGCCAGCCATGAGATTGAGATGCAGAGAGAGATCCCCAAGGGTCAAGCCTCTGGCCGGCCAGCCAACTGGAGGCCAACCCTCACACTGGCCAAGGCATGGGAAGTGTTCTCACGGTCTGATGCCAGAGTATATGTGACGGGATCACATGCCAGACGGATGCCAGAGGATCGCCGGCCAGAGTCCCCTTGGTACACCAGACCAAGCCCAGAGGAAGAAATGGGCTGGCACACCGAGAGTGTGAGGATCCGGCGTGCTGTTTATGATGCCATGAAAGGCCAGATCAGCGATCAAGCAGCTGCATATCTCCAGAGTGCTGGTCTGGTGATGGGAGGCCAACGATGACTCAGATCCAGATTGGCTCTCTTTTCAGTGGGATCGGTGGCCTTGAGCACGGCTTGGCCGCCGGCTTGGCCAGCCATGGCCACTCCAGCCGAGTGGCATGGCAATGTGAGGCCGATCCAAAAAACCTCCAGATTCTCAAAAAACATCATCCAAGTGCATGGAAGTTCAACAATGTCTCTGAAATCGGCTCTCACAACCTTCCACCGGTCCACATTGTTTGTGGAGGGTTCCCATGCCAAGACCTCTCTTGTGCCGGTGCAATGGCCGGCCTTGGTGGTGAAAGATCCGGGCTGTTCTTCGAGATGGCCAGAGTTTGTGGCGAAATACAACCACAAATCATTGTCATGGAGAACGTCGCAGGCATCTTTGCTGTCCCCGGGGCACTTCCAACCATTTTCGGGACGTTGGCCAACCTCGGGTATGATGCAGTCTGGGGAAGTCTCAGAGCAAGCAGTGTGGGTGCCCCACATCGTCGGGATCGTTGGTTTGCCGTGTGCTGGAGAGGATCCAAAGCAAACCAAGATCTGGCCAACCCCAGTGAAGTCCGACCACAAGGGGCCGAACCTATCTGGGGGAAAATCGGCCAGTTGCACAAGCCTTCCAACAAAAGTGGCACAAGCCAAGGCTTGGCCAACACCAAAGGCCAACGAGCGTGGCGGCTATCAGAGAGACCAGAGAGGGAAAGTGTGGCCAACTCTGAGCGGAGCAACCGGCGCCTTGAAGGCATGGCCAACACCGGTCTCCAACGACTACAAAGGATCAATGAGGCCGGGCCAACGTCGCCGGTCTCTTGTGGAAAAGATCGAGCCATATGCACAAGGGAGACTCAACCCAGATTGGGTGGAGGTCTTGATGGGCTTCCCAGTTGGTTGGACGTCTATCAACACCGATGGCCAGCAGGCCAGGGAGCCGAGCAATACCCATGGGAGCCACCAAGACTCCACAAGAAAACAAACCAAGACATGCCAAGATTGAAGGCTTTGGGCAATGCAGTGGTACCCCAGCAAGCGGCCATCATTGGAGAGTGGATTGCCAGCAATCTCTTGGAGGCACCATGTTGATACACCAGCTGTTTGAGCCGAGATGGGTCAGAGAGGGAGAAAAGTGCAGCCGTGACCTTGGGTTTGGCAAGTGGTGCCCTGGCCGTCTTTCAGTGCAAACTGAGAGGTTGAGTGCTTGGCCAGCCCATCAAGCCGTTGAGGATCTGGCCATCCAGAGACTCCCCAGCCTCTCTGATGTGGATCTCTGCACAACCGATCCCAGCCTTGGCCATCGGCTGGGAGTGGGGATGTGCTCCAAGTGCTCGGTCAGGATCCCGATCTATCGTGCGGACTTGACCGGCCGGCCAGCCGGTCTGATGACCCATGAGATGTGGGGTGACATGTGAGCGGCCAACCCGTGCTCCAAGTGTTCATCCAAGGGGATCCAGTGCCAGCCAGCCGGCCAAGGGTCACAAGGTATGGAACCTACAACTCCAAGCGGTATGAAGCCTACAAACAAAAGTGCGCCTTGGTGCTGCAGTCAGCATATCGGCAGAGGATCCCGATTGGGATGGCCGTGGCCATCTCCATTGAGGTTGTGATCCCCAGACCCAAGAGCCGGCCAAGGTCTGGGCTGGTCTCCATGTATTGGAACCCCGATCAAGACTATCCGGCGCCAATCGGTGGAGTCTGGGGAGATATTGACAACTACATCAAAGCCATACTGGATGCAGCCCAGCTCGGTGGTGTGATCCGCAATGATTCACAAGTTGTTGAAGTCTCAGCCACCAAGATGGCTGGTGAGATCCCTGGGATATATGTGCAGGTATCAATCGTGCATCCAGATTGAGTTGGAGGGTTGATGGCTGGAAAAGTGATCAAGTTTCCAGCCATCAACCAAGAGCCACTCCCCACCAAACCCCCAGATGTGAGGCCACCAACCTATGAGAGCATTGGTGTGCCACTTCCTGAGTTTGGCTTGGATGATGTGGACTGGGATCAAGAGACTGAGGGTCCTTTGTCATCGGCTGGCCAAGACTCGAGTGAGCCGATCTTGGGTCATCGTCTTGAGGCTGATCATAGCCATGAACACAGCACAACTGATCCAAGCGACAAAATGGCCTTCAAGTGTGATATTCCTGGCCATAGTCTGGATGTTTGTGTGGGCGTTGTTGGCTCCACATCCAGATCAATGGAGGAATTGAGTGATGCAGATGGACAAAAAATGGGCAATCCGGCTGGCATGGATGATCGGCGGCATGTGCGCCGGTGTGCTGATGGCCGAGAACGACGAAACGTTGACCCAGATGATGGAGATGTGTCCCGAGTGCGATTGCCAGCAAGCCGAGACGGTGGAAGCCGAGACCGAGGCCGAGACGGTGGAAGCCGAGCCAGAGACCGAGACGGTGGAAGCCGAGCCAGAGACCGAGACCGAGACGGTGGAAGCCGAGACGGAATGATCGATCCAGCCACCATCTTGGGGCTTCATTTCTCACCAAACCTGATGTGGTGGGAGATGCCAGCACATCCCATCCCATGCAGTTTTTGTGGGAAGCCTCAGTTTTGGTGGCTCTCGGTGGATCGTTATAGGCGGGTCCGAAAATCACCAGAGACCGAGCCGCCACCGGGCTGGGGTTATTGTGTTTGTGGGTATTGTGGGGGCTTACTGGCATTGGTGCTGAGGCCATGGCCAGACCATCCCACACCACCATATCTGATGGAGATCACACCAATGATGCTGAGACATACAGCCGTTCAATATCGGCTGGCTGATGATGAGAACACCAGAGAACCTCGGTGGAGGTCAGCTCAAGTCATCCGTCAAAGAGATGGTGGAGCACTGGATCTGGCTGTCAATCTGGCCAGTGCCGATCCTGAATACCGTGAGCGGCTGGCCAAGTGCGCCGGCTTTGTCCAATATCGCTGTGAGGATCGTGGTGGTGAGCAGCAATGGAGAACTGCTTTGGTGGCTGATCGGCCTCATCCAGATGGATCATTGGATCTCACGGTACACTTGACCCTTGAAGATCAAAAGCTCCAAGGCAAGGCATTTCAGAGGATAGCCGGCGCCACATATGGAGATGGTGTTGGCCAGTACCGTGAGAGCGGTTTGACCTATCCAGTCACATTGCTTGTGCAGGGTGCCTCCAGAGGCTCTGAGATTGGCATGTGGCTCCCAGTGAGCTGAGCATGAATCCCCTCACTTATCTGGCCTTTTGTGCATCCTACGATGACAAACCAGACCCTGCACACCAGCTCGGTACTGTGGCCGATGTGGCCAGCCCAGATGCACTGGATGACCTCTTGGCCTTCAATCCCTTGCTGGCCAGCCAGCCCACATGTCCACATGTGGAGACTGTACAGACACCAAGTGGCCCCAGGATTGACCCAGAGGATCCACATGGCATCCAGACCCTCACTTTCTTGAGCGATCCCAAGCGGCCAGGCACTTTGTGTGCTTTTTCCTGCCTTTTGTTGACCTCTGATTGCTGGGTGAGCAGCCAAGCAGATTGCTCAGATGCCATCACCATCCCAGCCACTTTCCCATCTGGTCGGCGTGGAAGCCTCTCAGCCCTATATGGATGCGTCCAAGCCACACCAGACTCACCAATCCCTCTCAGAGAGACCGTGACCATCACCACATCCAATGCACCAGATGACTCCATTTTCTATCTGGTTAAGGGTGCCGACTAATCCATAGGCTATGCATAAGTCTGTGTAAAACTACTTATCCACACCCTGTGAATAACACTGTGGAAAACCGGCCAGCCAGCCGGTCAACAATCAGGAGACACCATGACAACTGAAAACCCAGCCATGTGGGTTCACATCAATGACCTCACACCCTGGGACAAGAACCCCAGGGTCAATCAGCATGCTGTTGAGCATGTGGCCAAGAGCATCCAGAGATTTGGTTGGGGTGCTCCAATCATTGCTCGGCGTAGTGATGGAGTGATCATTGCTGGCCATACTCGGCACAAAGCAGCCATCAGCCTCGGCATGGATAAAGTCTTGGTGAGATATATGGATCTTGATCCTGCTCAAGCGGCTGCACTTGCTCTGGCTGACAACAAACTCAATGAGATTGCTGAGTGGGATGAGGATGGCCTCACCACAATCCTCCAAGAGCTGGCCAATGAGGACTTTGACCTATCTGGACTCGGCTGGGACTCTGATGAGTTGGATCGCTTGCTGGCCTCTGACCCTGTTGATGTGCCAGACTTTGGCTCTGAGCCAGATGATGAGTCAGCCGATGACCAGATCCCCAATGATGTGCAGCCACTGACCAAGGCTGGTGAGACCGTGAGTCTTGGCCGCCATGACTTGCACTGCATGGATTGCCTTGAGATGCTCAAGAGCCTTCCTGATGGCAGTGTGGACAGCATTGTGACTGATCCACCATACGGGATCGGATTCATGGGAAAGGGCTGGGATAGCAGTGTGCCGAGTGGTGAGTTCTCAGCCGAGTGCTTGAGAGTGCTCAAGCCCGGCGGACACATGATCGCATTTGCCGCCACTCGAACCATCCACCGGCTCACGGTCAATCTGGAAGATGTGGGCTTTGAAGTCAGAGACCAGATCTCATGGCTCCAATGGCAAGGCTTCCCCAAGAGCCTCAATGTGAGCATCCAGATTGACAAACATCTTGGCCATGAGAGACCGGCCAGCACTGATGGAGTCATTGATCAAGGCCAGCCAATCACTCCACAAGCCGAGCAATGGAACGGCTGGGGAACGGCTCTCAAGCCAGCACAAGAGCCAGCGATCTTGGTGAGAAAGCCTCTGGATGGCACCGTGGCTGAGAACGTGCTCAAGCATGGCACTGGCGCCTTAAATGTTGATGGCTGTCGGATTCCATATGGCGATCCGGCATGGCCTCAGGCTGACCAATCGATCCCAGACTTCACAAAGGTCATGCGGCAAGGCCAAGCGGCATCCATTGACTTTGGTGGAGCCAAGCCCGGTGATGCTGTACAGCAATACAAAGAGGGAGGCCGATGGCCAGCAAACATCTTCTATTGTGTCAAGCCTTCCAGAGCCGAGAGGGAGGAAGGGTGTGAAGACCTCCCCAGCCATAGTGGAGCACAAGCAGTGGATCGCGTGGAAGGGTCTGCCGGTCTCAACAACCCTCGAACCGGCGCCGGTCGCACGGCTTCAGATGTGCGCAACATTCATCCCACTGTCAAGCCGATTGCTCTGATGAGATGGCTGGTCAGGCTGGTGACCCCTCCCAATGGGATTGTGGTGGAGCCTTTTGGTGGAAGTGGCACCACATTGATCGCGGCTGAGAGAGAGGGTGTGACTTGCATTGCTTCTGAGAGAGAGCCTCAGTATTGTGACATCATCAGAGCACGGGTGACGGCTGCTCAGGAAGGCCAGTGATGGCCCGGCCTCCAGAGATCACACCAGAGATGGTCAAGTTGGCCAGAGAGGCCATGAGACTTGGCATGACCAACCAACTGGCCTCCCAGTATATTGGGATCTCTGAATCGTCGTTTTACCGCTATCTGGCTCGAGGTCAGAATGAGCGGGGGACGATCTATAGACGGTTCTGGGATGCCATCTCACAAGGGCGATCCCAATGTGCAGCCATGCAGCTGGCAAGGATCCAGCATGCTGCACAAGAGGATTGGAGAGCGGCTGCATGGGTCATGGAGCGCCGGTTTGGCTACCATCGGCAACTCGATATCAGAGGGGAGATTGCCCAGACCGAGTCTCTGAGGCTGGGGGATGGCCAGGACTTGGATCGGCTCTTGGAGCGCATTGACCACACGGCTCAGATCCGTGAGCAGCTGATCAGCACTGTCTACCATGAGGAAGATCAAGAGGATGAATGATCCGGCCAGCCTGCCGGTCAGTGTGCCTCAAGATCCAGATCAAGCCAGATGGTTGCTGACCGAGCATCTCCAAGACCTTGACGATCTTGAGCGGCTGGCCACTGCATATCCCATGGCTTTTGCCCGATTGTGGCGCCCACACTGCACCAGATGGGATGGCAACACCAGCCGCCCAAAAGGGTGTGGCCATGAGATGACTCCAGTGGATGGAGTGCGCGGATCTTACTGTTGCCAAAATCAATCATGTGAAATGTACGGCCAACCTGAGAAACGTACAAGCCAGAGAGACACCGTGGCCGAGTTGCTCCAGACCAAGAGGCTTGTGGCATACATGATCGGTGGTGCCAACCGAGCGGGCAAAAGTGAGTCAGCCATTCAACTGGCCATAGCCTTGGCGGCTGGCTCTGGAGAGTGGTGGGTAAGAAGGTGGTGTCAACTCAATGGCATCAACCCAGAGGCCATCCCAGCCGAGCCGGCCACCAATGATCG